AACGTGTGTACTTTCATCAGGCGATGTATTTTCTGTTAAACTTGAATCAGCAGTTGTTTCTGGGTCTTCGTCTACAAATATTTTTTCTAATTTTGTATATTCAATACGTAAACCATTTGTAATGTTTTCATCTGGATAAATAATATCATCTAATGAACCACCTTTAACTCTACCTTGGTTATCAATAATTCTACCAGCGCTACGAACTATTTTGTATAAACGTAATTTTCTACCAGATTGTATAAATGCATAGGTTCTATTTGTATCATAGCTCATGGGTTGGTATCCTCAGTTACTAATGGGTCTGAAGACATTCTTCTAATTGCTTTATATTTATTATCATCTTCAGTATCTAACACACTAATAGATTTGATAGCAATTAATCCAGGAGGTAAATCATAATCTCTTGTATCTTTTACAATGTTTTGTTTATCTACTTCTGTATCTAATTCGTTGTTAGATTGTATTTCCATTATTGCATCTTTAATATATGCTATTGTTAAATTTGTATCACGAGTATTTGCTCGTTCCATTATCTCTAAAACTTTCATCGTTGAACCCTTTCTGGTCTACGTTGTGATTGTTGTTGTGGTTCAGCAGCTGCTACTGCACCAGTAATACTTCTTAATTCAGCAATAGCACGTTGATAAAAATTTAATGATTGTTGTACTCGTGTATTTGCTAAACTTAAATCTCCTTGAGATACTGATATAACACTAGCCGCCATTTCTGGGTCTTCATCTTCTAACCAATGGATAGCACTTAAACTTGTTTTACTTGTTGCATCAGTACTCTTTACCCCACCTTCTAAAATCTTTTCAGCATCAGCTACATTAGACAAACGTAACATATCCAAAGAAGCCGCATATAATATAGCGACATTCTCATATTCTGTTAATATCCAAGCATCTGTGTTTTCATCAATAATTGGCGGTGCTGAATAAACAATAACTCCTTTATCACCATTTCCAGCTGTAACTGTGGTGTCTGCTACCGCCCCTGGTTTTGTATAAACCAAATCTGAAGTAGTATCATTGTAATCAGGGTCTGGTTTAATAAATATCTTTCCACTTAATTTATAATACTTAGGAAACATTTTTGTTGGAAAGTTTAAACTATCACTTTCATCAGTTAAATGAATCATTCTATCAGGGATTTCTTGTGCAATTCTTCTTTTTGTTCCATCATAACGATATACTGCTAATACTTTATCATAAGCAATAGAAGAACCATTACCTATAATATTTGTATCTACATCATCTACTACATCTTGTCCGTATATTTCAATTTCAGAAGCAACAGACCATAAAAACTTTTCAGGCAATGATGAAACAATAAATTTTGCACCAGCATTTAAATACTCTACTAAGAAACGAGCTTTGGATTCGTTCCCAGTGATATTATTTACTTTTTCCCATAATCTCATAATTCATTCCTTTTCGCAGTCCACTCCCCAAAGGGAGAAAGGAGGTAAAGAACCTTCAGGGAGCGACCACAAATTACCTACTTAGTACCTTAGTACCAAATAGCGTGTGATTCTGGCATCATAAATTCGAAACCAGCCTCAGTTAATATCATATCGACTCTTTTATCGATACCTGAGTTCTCTAAAGTTTGAACTCCGACATAGATAGAAGTGTCTCTATTAACCCCATTAGCAACAAGAGGTCTGTATTTAACATTGTTCATATTCACAGCTAGGATTTTGACGTGAGAACCATCTAATGCAATACATCTTGATACATTTAAATCACCATATACTGTTGAGATAGTTGTTACATCTAAGCCCATAACTTTCTTACGTCCAGTTACAGCTAAGTCAGCTCTAAATTGTCCGTCAATGCCAATGTTGTTACCAAAGAATCCACCTAGTTTGTGTAACCAAGTGTAAACCTCAGTAGAACATAGGAATACAGTTGCTTTATCGCTATTGTATCTTGGGTCTTGATATTGAGACATATCTTGTAGGAAGTCATCAATTGACTTAGCACTTGTCCAAGAGAAGATGTTTCCATAATTCAAGACATAGTCAACCGCACCCTGAGTATGTTGAATCCCAGCAGAATCATTCATTTGAGTTGAGAATAATCCAGCGTGTTCAATGTCCCATTTGTGTTCAATAAGTTTTTCTTTCCAAACTCTTGCCCACTCATTTGGTTCATATTTAAGAGCTGTTGCTCTAGCTGTATTAGTCATACCAAATTCAGTTCTGAAAATCTGAGTTTGTCCATAACCAGTTGAATAAGGGTTGTCTTTCCAACTTTTATCTAGAAGTGAAGAACCTTCAGCGTAAGATGTACCTACGACCATAGTTCTTTTAGCTTCTAGATTTTCAGCAATGTCTAGATTGTATACTTCACAAACTGGAGCATCACTTGCAAAGGAAGCCAAATAAAGTGCCGCAGCTGAGTTAGCAGCTTTAAGGACTGTTGCCTCAACTTGCTTCACTTCAGCAGTTGCTGAACCGCCACCACCTGATAGGTCTGCTGGTTCTTGAGCGCCTACAGAATCAATTCTTACAAGAATGTAATCTGTTACTGCTCCACCGCCATCAGTTGAAGAAACAGGTACTTTAAGAATTTGATTTGGCATCAAAAACTCAGGAGCTGTTCCTGCATCACCTACGTGAATTTCGGTATTTGAATTTCCTTGAATGTTTTGAATGTTACCTGCTGAGTAGTAATCACTAGCAACAAATAAAGAAACACTTTGATTAGCCGCTGTAATAGCTGCAGCACTTGTGTCTACAATATCTGCTGAATCGAATACATCAGCTGTACCATTATTAAAACCTACTACATAGACGTATCTTTTCATAAAAGAATGTCTTTTTTCGGTGTATTTGAATTGTGGGTCATCAGTTGGTTTTTTCGCTAAAGTTGAAACCAATCTGAAGAAAGGTGTCTGAGCTAGAGCTAATTCTGAAAATCTTTCAGAAAAGTCATATCGTCTACGTAAATCTCCAGTATCTAACGCTGAACCAGCAATTCCGCTAAAACCACCTTGGCTTAATGCTGTACTATCAACAATTGCCAAAGGGCTTGTTTTGGGATAACTTGTATCTGCCATTTTTAGTCCCTCCTAAGGGTATGTTTAGGTTATTATATTATACTATCTAACCCAGTACCTGTCGAAAGCAACTTATCAAAGACGGCATCGTCTACTGATTTTTCTTCTCTTTGTGCGTTCCCTGATGATGCAATACTTGTTGGCATTTGCCTAACATTCTTCATCTGATTAATTACTTCATTCCTAGTATTATTAGCTACCGCTTGGTCTCTATTTTCTCTATTCTTTAAGTAATAAACATCTTCCAAAGTAAGTTTGTGTGATTTTGCATAATCAATTAAATCATCATATTGCTCTTCAGAAACATTGTGTCTAGTTTTAAACTCTTGTTCCTCGGACGCTTTACGTGATTGTTCTGATTGTTTTTGAGCAAAATCATTCAATCTTCTTTGCACCACTCCATCAACAGTTGCATTAAACAACTTTGCTGATTCTGAATTAGGGTCTGACACAGCATCGTCATAATCAAAAACGAAATCTTCGTCTAATCCTAATTGCTCTTTTACACTCGTAGGTGCTGAGCCACCACCCTGAAAATAACCTCTAACGTGAGAAATTAAATTCGGGTCCTCTTTCATAGCATTTAGTAAAGGCATATAAGGTTCTAACTCTTTTAAACGAGTGTTAAGTCGTTTAGCTTCACGAGAAGAATCACTATATCTCTTTTCTAAATTTGCTACATCCATTTCTGGATTAGCTACTTGCTCTTGTTGTTCAGGGTTCCCTTCGGGGGAAGTTGTCTGCGTCTGTTGAGCTGGTTCTGGACTATCTTCGTCCAGGGTTTCACCCATAACTTGTTTGTCAAGCTGAGAAAAAAAATTTTCTGCAACAGTATCATTACCTTCATCTTGAGGGGCTAATTCTTGTTGTTGCTTTCTTTCCGCATCATCAATCATTAGGTTGTTCTCTATGTTTTCCATACTGTAAATCTCCTTAATTTACTATTATTATTCTGTATTATCAACGTTTTTATTTGATAATTCTTTTTCCCTATCTACCATACGTTGTTGCAATAGTTTTTGTTGGGCAATAGTCTTCGTAATTTGTGAATCTACTTCTCTACTACCTTCATCTATTTTATTTTGTATTTCAGATTGGATTACTTGTCGTTGTAGTGTTTCTATAGTACCTTCTTTATCTTTTAATGTTTCAGTCATACTTTCTAGTTGTTGTTGTAATTGACTATATAATGATTTACGTTGTAAGATAGATTTCTTGTTACGTATATCAGTATGCTCTAACATTGCTATATCATCAATAAGACCAGATTGATACCATTTGAAGTATTCGTCTAATAATGCCCAACGATTAATTGGTTGTGTTGCACCAGCTACAATACGAATATCAAATTGAGCAGCGCTATAATCGTTAAAACGTTCTACAACTTCTCCAAAATCATTGTACATAGGAATATTAATAGATACTTGTTCTATTTCACCTTGTGTTTGACCAGCTTCTGGTTGTACAATTCTAAACACTTTTTGTGATGTATAGGTAAATTGTGCAATATCTTTAAATACGTGCCCTAAGTGTTCTAGGGCTGGTTCTACACAATTGTTTACCCATTGTCTAATTCTTCTTGTTCCATATTCATCCATTGCTAACATACCACGATAAGTTTCGTGGCTATCTTGACCAACACCTTGCATACTAGATGAAATACCACTAATGTATTCTATATCTGCTTTTCCTTGTTGAGTTACAGTATAGAACGCATTGTTAATTGGTAATGGTTGTACTGGTGTAGGCGGAGTAAATCCTTGTCTGAATTTTAACATCGCACCTGGGGCAGATGAATATTTTTCCCACTCTTCTTCATCTACAGCACCTTCGGTGTATAACCATCTTAGATTACTTGCAAGATTTGCATTATGTAACATAATTTGGTGTGCTTTATTAATTTCTCTTTGTTTACCAATCATAGGCAATACCGCACTCATAGGAAATGGAGTATTGGTATGCATATATGGTACTGGAACAATTGGATAATCTTTAATTGGTAATATTGTTTCATATAAATACATATCACCAGCACTTGCACACATCTTTACTTGTGTTTTATAAAACTCTACGGCTTCTACTAAGTTTGACCTAAACATAGGACTTTTATTTAACTCATTAAATTCAGCTTGAGTCATTACTTGTTGAATAGTTTGTGTTTGAGCTTGAACCATTTGCGCTTCCATTAACGCCATTTGTTCATTTACTTGAGCCGCCATTTGTTCTTGAGTTTTTTGTAGTTCAAGTTCCATACGCTCTTGAAGCATTTCACCTTGTGCTACAAGTCCAGCTAATTCTGTTTCACGTTCTTTTAAACGCACTTCATTTTCTTGAGCCATCATTTCAACATTTGCTTTTGCTTGTTGTTTGATAGCTTCTAATTCTTCAGGAGTAGGTGTTTTCTTTGAAAATACATTAACAAAAGGTACACGTTCTTTTGTGTACACTTCATAATAATCTAGAATTTCATCTTGTTCCCCTTCTATATCAAATGCTTCTTGTTCGACATCTCCTGGTTGAATGTTTGTAGATTCGTGAACATCACGCATTGAATAATTTTTTGTTTCAGCATTTCCTGAAGCTCTAACAATTTTACGTTTAAAATCAGGAAACATTTTTGTTAATTGAGTTTTAGGCAAATTCTTTTGTACAATAATATAACTTGCATCTCTATAAAGAAAATCCCTACTCATAGGGTCTACATAGACATCATAAGGGTCAATAGTTCTAAATACCACTTCACCCATACCTTTATCAGCATCAGGGTCAATATCTACTCTAAAAAATCCTACCCCTTTAACTAAAGAATCTTGTATGACATTACCAAATAAACTTTTACCACCAGATAAATGCCAACAATATTCAGAAATCATAGAGTGTACGTGAGCAATATCAGTATCACTACCTTCTGTACCTACTGCTTGCCACTTTGGATTGTTTGCTGTAACAAAATATTTCATAATCTCAATCGCTGGTGTAATACGATTGATAATAAAGTCTGGCATACCACCTTCTTTTAAATCTTCTTGTTCTTCAGCAGTAAGTTGTTCATTTAAATAGAAGTCCATACATTTCTGAGAATCCATAAACCATTTTTTACGATAATAACTATTCGCTTTTTGAAATAATTCTCTATTTACAAGTGCTTTATTTTTTCTACCTTTTTTAGCCATTATTATTTCCTTCTAGTTTTACGTCTATTATTTCTTCTAGGCATTTATTTTTTTTTATTCTTCGTTAATTAATCTCGTATCTCAAAATGTGGTAAATCATCAAAGTTATTATCTTTTACTTGTGTATCAGAATCCCAATCTCCACCCCAACGAATGTTATATCCTAATGAAGTAGCAATTCCTTTAACAAATCCAGCAAAATAAGTAAATCGTTCTCTATCTTTCCAGTCTACTGGATAAGGAGCAACGTCTACAGCTAACGATGGATATTGATTATGTTTTCCTTTTGGATACTTAAGTTTACTAAACCCTTCTTCAAATAATTTGTTCTGTTCTTCTTCTCCACGATGTCCTTGCAATACAGTACAATCAAAGTCTTCTACAACTTTTTCAAATATCTCAATTAATCTTGGGTCGCAAGTATTTAATCGCAACTTAGATGTTTTTCCAAATTCAGCCATTATTTTGTTCTTTTAATTGCATCAAATAAATTGAATGAACCAAGTTTTTTCTTTGCTTTCATAAGCGTATCTTGATAAATCTCTTTATTCGTTCTTGCTTCAGGGAATACTTGTTTATATTCTTCGTCTGATAAATTGTTAATACCACTTTGCCATTTTTTGTATAATTCTACATTTCCGTCTTCTAATAAATGCGCTGGGTATCCTTGTTTTTTTGCATACATAATATTTGAAATATATTGGTCATCAAATCCTTTTTGCATATACTCGTGATATTGTCTATCAGCTCTTGCAGTTTTTGGACCATAAATTCCATCTACTTTAACATCAAAATTCATATTTTTTAATTTTGTTTGATAATCCATATCTTTTTGATTTTTTGTATATGGTTGTGCTGCAGTAC